AAGGAGCATGGGAAGCACTGACCGGCGAGAAATACGGCAGTCAAAAAGCCCTGACATGGCGGCACCGTAACCATACAGATGACGAGTCTGGCGATCTTGAAGCGGCACAGTCTGACCTTGAGTCGGCAATTGCCAATCAAGCCACCGATCAAAGCCGCGTCGACTTCCTCAATAGGCAGGTAGCAGACCACGCGACGGCCAGCGGACTACTGCCGGAATTGCAGTCAGACCTTGCGGCAAAACAGGACGCTTACAACAACGCACGCACGGCGGCAGCGGCACTGCCACGGCCTGAGCAGGCAGAACAGACAGTCAATTGCCCGCATTGTGCCGGGCATCTTGTAGTGATCAGCAAAACCGACGTTCGCGCCCCGACAGCAGGGTTATCGGATAAGGAAAACGCCGCCCGCACATTGGCAATACAGACCGCTACCGCCGATCTTCAGCAACTACAAAAAAGCCTCGATCTTGCTGTCCAAGACTTGCAACTCGCGCAAAACGCCATCCGCACCGGCAACAACGCCGCAGCCACACTAAAATCTATGCCTGCCGGTACGTCGACAGCTGCCGATATAGCCGATGCACGTCAACGGGTGGCCGAAATCACCGACCGGATAGCGGCGGCACAGGCAACAGGCAAGGCAGCAACGTACCACAAGCAGATTGCTGACAACGATACTGTGCTGGCAGTGTTGGCTCCAGAGGGACTACGCAAGACGGTACTGTCTGAGAAAATGGGCGAACTTAACAAGTCACTGGCTGGCATGGCAGCGGCGGCTAAGTGGCCCGTGGTGGCGCTTGATGATGACCTGAACGCCACGCTGGGCGGTCGGGCATATATCCTGCTCAGTGAGTCCGAGAAGTACCGCGTGCGCGTTGTCCTGCAACTGGTACTGTCTGGCATGGATGGCAGCGAGGTAGCGGTTATCGATGCGGCTGATATTCTGGATAAGGGAGGGCGTAATGGTCTGTTCGCGGCGATCAAACACAGCAAGCTCAAGGCGCTGGTATGTATGACGATCAACACACAGACCGACGTGCCGAACCTTGCGCCGTCGGGCATAGGGCGGTCTTACTGGCTGGCTGGTAACGTGTTGAGTGATGTGGAAAAATGAAGCCGATAAACCCCTGCGCCCCGCGTCGTATGTTTCGCACTGAGCAGGCGGCGAAAGCTGCCAGCGCTCAGATCGTCATTAGGTACAAAGTCCTCCGCTACGCTGTGCCTTGTGGCAAGTGTAATGGCTGGCATTTAAGCTAAGGAAACCTCATGAAAACCGACATCCTGGACTCGTACAAGGAATGGAAATCAGACAAAAAACACAGGTACGAGCTGACCGATCTGGATAGACGTGTGGCTAACATTGCGGCCATGTATTCCGAGTCAGAAATGCGGCACGCGACGGTTATGCGGGCGGCGCATAATCGCATGAGCAAACAGGCACCAAGCCAGAACACGGCGGCATAAATAGCCGCTTGCATTGCGCAAGGATGGCGCTATACTTGCCACATCGACAACGTGAGGGCGATAAAATGAACACCATCAAAGAACTGATATATGGCACCGCGCTGGCCGTTTGCTGTGTGCCATTCATGATTGCATTACTAGCTATGGGAGTGCCAACGGTATGACCCGCGCCGACATCAGCAAAGCGGCATCCGTCATTTTCGGGGTCACTGTCGTTATGGCGGTCTTGATTATATCAAGCTATTTTGACCAGCAAGCGGGGATTTTATGACATTGGAAGCAGGGCTACTAATACTCATCGCTTGCCTGATAGCCGTCATCGTGCGCGTTACGATGCGAATAATACGACGGGACGATCCGGTTAAGGTGCATTTTGCCAAATGCTCTGGCGATTGCGGCAAGAAAGTTATGCTAATAGGACGGCGGCAACAGTACGGCGAGTGCGTGTTCTGTGCGCGATGCCAGATAAACATAAACGGGACGCGCTGATGGTCACGCAAGACACTATTACAAAATTCGAGGCAAGGTACCCGCCGCCTGAATCCATATACTACGACGAAAAGTCAAACAAATATAAATCAGCCATGCCGTACATTACCGGCGGCGACTTTGATAAGTACCGCCACAACTTACTATGGCAAGGCTACCAATCCGGCGCCGTCGATGCTGGAGCCTAACGAGTTATGACGCGCCGCGCACTCTGCATACATGCCACCCCACGTCGTCATGGTTGACAACACATCCGCGCCAGTTTTGCCCGTAAGATCAGGGAGCGCTTGGCACTGTGTGATCATGTTTTGCTGTGCCGGTTCCTGCTTTGGACAGGTTGATGATGCGCAACCCGTCATCATCAAGGCAAACAGACTGATAGATAGGACGGTTGACAATCTTGACAGTTTCACGCTCGATAACCCTCTCGTTTGCTTTTAATTCTTGCAGCCTTGCCTCTAGTTTCCCGGCAATATCTGACTCGCGCTTCATGGATGCGTCAATCGCAGCTTGCGCGCCCTTTATCTCTGCCAAGTCTTTTGACTGTTCGTGCCAGCCGCGCACTGTCCAGCCCCCGGCAACACCGCCGCCTATGGTGGCTATTGCGACAACAAGTTTCCAGTTTTGCAGCAACCAAAACATTACACGCGCCCCCATTGTCCAGTGGTACACATTTGGAACTCGGCTTGTCTTCGCTTGGTAAGTCCAGGCAATACCATGCCGCCAGCGCGATCCCATTTTTTAAGCTCGCTGCAAAACTCTTGCCCAGCGTTCATTTTGCGTACCAGTGTTGACTTGCAAGCCGCGCCAGTGCCGACGTTGTACGACCACGACACGATTGCCGCCGCCTCTTGCGTCTTGATCGGCACGGTGACGCACTTCGCCAGCTCTTGCGCGTGAACAGCCATTGACGCTCCGAGCAATGCAGTACATTCCTGCTCGGTAAACTTGTTTTTCATCGTGATTTCTTTGTCGGTCTCGCCGATGCACGCCGTAGGGATGCCCACGGGGTCGCTGTACGTGTACAGCACCGTCCCCTCATAGTAAGCGGTCATTGGCGCGGCAAGCATGATAGCGGCTAGTCCGAAACCGGCCTTCTTGCTCATTTAAAGGATTCCGTGACATTGTGTATAACTATGTCCTTGCTGACTGCACATGCGACGTAAATTGTCGTTAAAGCCCCAGCAATAGCCGCGATCCATTTGACGAATTTTACAACGCCGTTTGCAGTGTTCCACGCTTCCAGTAGCCCCGCAATGTCACAGCGTAGCTCTGCTATGTCTTGCCGGATTTCTGCCAGCTCGATCTCTGATGATTCTGGGCGCATCTCAACCGATCACCAGCACGTCGACATCAAGTGATGCCATGTCGAAGTCGTCAGGCAAAACCAATCGCGCTATAAAGTCAGCCTTGTGGAATACCATCGGACCGAAAAATGTATCCATGATAATTTCCCCGTATACCTCTGACGCCTCGCCCGCAATGCGCGTGTAATTCTGGTCGCCGACTTGCAGGCTCTCGCCGTTTCTGAACTGTAACAATACCTTGCTCATAAATCCCCCTATCAATTAAATCAGTTGCATGTTGCAGGTAGCTGTTTTAACTGTCGCCGTGCCACCTGTGCTAGCCATTTGCATGGTTAATGTAATATACACGGGGTTTGTAGTCGTGTCTGCAATAGTAACATCTGACGGCCATACCGTAGTGGATTCCCCGTGCTCACCGGACGGCGTAGGGCAAACAGTCACCGAGTCAGTGCCAGTAAAATTTATCGAGCTATTGATCCTTGCGCTTCTTGCCGTTGCGCCAATGGCGACGGTATGCACCACCGGATCGGACGTCGTTCCAGTATCGCCAACTCGTATCCTATAAGTACAGGCTATAGCGCCTGTATGCTTGGCAATTTGCGCGTCTATCACAAACTTTGTAGCGGCTGGAAGAATAAAACCGGCTGGAATGACGTCGATAAAATCCATAATTTGCTCAGTGGCTAAATCTTCCACCTCTCTGCCATTAACAGCCGCCACCAACATATCGCCTGCTATTGGCGCATAAACGCCATAAGTAGGTATCGCTCGCCACCACGAGCCAATAATATCGGAAGGAAAATTATTCACGTAAATAATCGAGTCAGATGGAAGATCAGATGCAGAAGGCTTATCTTCCCACGTATAAGACCCGGCCATTATGCTTGCTCTTGCCCATACCCCGCCAGAATCCTTCCGGTAAATAAACCCGTCGGCATCATTCAGCACGATATTGGCGTCGTAAAAATGCCATCCAGCATCAAGATACCTTGCCAGCTTGCCAGCTTGTCCAGCCCAGTCGCCAGTAGGCGTATCGCCAACGATATACCTATCTCCCTCAGCCGCCTCAGATACTGGCAGCGAGTTGTCGCCAACCGTCAGCACCCTGATCTGTATCAGCGCATCCATGACATTGATCGACAGGTTTAACCCCGCGGCTGGGTCAATCGTATTCTCAGGTACAAACGGAATTCCGTTATTAATGCTATTGGTCATGATTATAAAACCTCGATTTCTGCGGCAACACCTGCGCCGGTTATCTGGTTAAGTTGCTGAACAGATATTGTCCCCGGCAGGTAATCCAGCACAATACTGCTCTCAGTGGTATCCACCGTGCCGCCCGTAACAGCGTCACCTGAAACCCTGAACCCGGTAAAATACGCGCCCATTCCGATAGTAGAGCTGCCGCCAATCCTGCCGACACCTTGCCACGATATGCGCATTTTTTCCACGATGCCATCCATAAAAATCTCATAGCTGAGGTACGCTGGAACTCGCTCTTTCTGGCTATTGCCAGCGAATGTCAGGGTTTGCGCTGGCAGTGCAGTATCTTTGCCGATTGACGTAGCCCGGAAAGTCAGGTCTCGACCTAGCAAAAACAAACCGGCCTCGACAAAAATAATCATAGACTGAGACATAACCACAAACCGATCACCTATGGCGTGCGTGACCGATGCTGTGCCTTTCCGTCCCCTGAGCAAATACGACAGCCGCCACGTCGTCGCCGTCAACTGCTCTGCCCCTGAGAAATTAACCAGCTCATCCCCAATGATACATAAGTTAGACCTGTTCATCATCTCGCCCAGCGTTGCCGGTATTAGCTCCATATCGTCGCGCAATAGCTCAATGTCGACGGTATTAACCTCATCAGGGTACGCAACGGGACCAGACGGCAGACCGCTTATCAGCGTACCCATAACGGCAGTCGTAGTAACAGACCCGCCCGACTCCCACGTAACCCCCGCATCGCGAGACAACTGAACAATCGCGCCTTCCCATTCGAGCGATTCGCCGGATACGGCAACGTAATATCCAAGATAGTCCTGTGCGTCCATCAGTATCGGGCAGTCCATTACATGAAGGACGGTATCGGATGGCTCCAAGTTTGGCGGGTCTGCCGGTATAGGTGCTGGCAATCCCTCTATGGTCGAAGAGTACGCAGACTCACGATCATACGAACACCGATAACGCTGGTATCCGTCGTCTATGTCAATCGTTGTAATGCGTAATCTATCGCCACGAAAAATTATCACGTCGGCAACCGTCAACCATAGCCAATTAATCGGCAGGCTGAACTCTACGTCACCGCGTTGGTCTTCGATTTCTATTTTATGTTGTATCGTGATCGCTTGCGCTGCCGCGTCTGCGCTCATGATTACCGTTGTTTCTTTTGACGATTCTGACTTAGCCCGGTAATCGCTCGACCTGTCGCTAGTCTGTTTGTTGGGAGTCAGTCCGCCGTCAGTGTCAAAATAGCGAAGGTTCATTACTCGCGGCACGTTTATAGGATCTGCTCGCGTGCGTGTCTCTACGTCTTTGCCATCGTCCACGATGTCGTCATCGTCAATAGTGGCTACTGCAATGCCGCCGCGAGGGATAAAATGTAACGCCCCGTCAAAGTTAGCGGCATCAAACTGATACACGCCAGCCAATTGTTCTATCGCGCCTGTTCCTGACGACTGGCCGCCCGTGATGTAAAAACCATCGACCATACCCTCCAGCAATGTGGCGTCTATCGCGTCATACGGTATGCCAGCACGCTCGCATATCTCGCTAACGATTGACGATACCGACCACGCCCACGCGCTACTCATATCATGACGCCTCTAGCATAAATTGGAGCCTCAGACCTCGGTTTAACCCGATCTTAATTAACGGCGCAACGCCCTCAGCCATAAGGTACTCAACAAGAAACCTATCGCGCTGCATTCTGACATATAGGTTACCATTCTTGACATAGGCAAGAATTAAATCACTGATCAAATACCCCTGAGACGCTATTATCCGCTTGTCGTCGTACGTGATTCGCGGCGTTATAACGTCCTCGCCAAGATCCAATGTTGCCATACCTGGAACCGTTCCATCATACCACCATAAGTAAGACGCGCCAGCCTGAACATAAGCAATAGCGGGGAACATAGACTGGTCGAATGCGAAACTCATCTCCTCAAGATTTGGTAACGTCAACGCCACAAATTCAGGCACGCTCGGGGCAGATAGCGTAATGTAGCTATCAGCCGTGCCAGCCATCGCCACCCGCCCGCGCCAGCGCTGGTACATCAAACCCTCGGACGGGTCTTGTAGTGCTATCCCGCCGTCTTCGTAGTCTATAACCTTAGTGACAGACAGCGAGTTTGCCCCCGTAAAAGGGGAGCTGACAACACTAGACGATAAAACATTATCAGGGATCATAATGTTTTTCGAGACCACGAATTACGGAAGGTCAAGTCGAGCACGGTTGTGTTAGTTTTCGGTATGGCAGGCGTAATGCCGAACTGGTACGTGCCGACGCCAAAGTGTACCAAGATGGCGCTGATACCGCCGGAAAGGTTCCCAGCACCTAGCGCCCAGCTTATAGTTGCCTCTTTTAATAGGGACGATGCAGAATACGCCGCGTTTGAGACAGTGGAATAACCGCCAGTAGTCCCGCTGGGAGTAGACGTCACAGAACCGATTGCGCCGTTGTATACAGTGCAGGCTGATACAACATTATTGGTTCCATCCGATTCAAAACCCCAAAACGATGAGCTGTTAGCGTTGGCGGCTCTGCCGACGATGGCATAATCCACCCCGGATATGGTGACAGTATCGCTCCAATCGACTGACGGCGCATAACATCGCAGCTCGTACGTAACATCGAGCACCTCATCAGCCAACACCGTGATCGTGGTCGGGGCTCCATACCCGTCAAGAATAAGCGCACGGCTGAACAAATTGCCGTTTGTCTGAGGGCTTATGCCAACCTCTGCAATGTTCCCCTCTGCCACGCCTACGGCGAAACGATATGTATTCCTACGCCACCCAAAATAGGGGGCCGATGAAGCCGCGCCCGTCACTGTGGCATCTATATCGTTAGTCCCTGCGATTCTCGCACCTAGCGAGGTATTACCGTTTGCCGGTGTAGCAGATCCGCTGCCAACTTGACAATAGGCTAGATAGCTTCCAGAACTTCCAATCAAGTCAAGACCGTTATCAGTTATCAAATTCGGGAACCAGTCGGCAAGTACGCGGCGAGACCCCGGCACCTCAATACCGTTGTCGTCAACCTTAAGCGCCTCGAATTTAAAAAGACCGGCAAGCTCGCCAGCCGGTACGGTTACTTGCTTCATGTTAGTGTTCCTCCAGTAATTATAGGTGACCCGGCATCGATAGCCTCCGCTGGCACAGTATAAGGCTCAACTATATCATCAAGAGACCCGCTTATTACCGCTGGCACTAAGTCGAAAGCCTCTGCCGGTACTGTGTAGTCCTTGTATATGTCACGCAACGTACCGGACAATAACTCCGCTGGCACCAAGTCGAAAGCCTCTGCCGGGACAGTGTAAACATGAACAGGATCACGCAACACCCCAGCGGTAATAACCGTCGGATATTGCTCCATCAAGTCAGGATCAAGATGCGGCGGCTGGCGAACAGTCGCGGGCATCGACTCCATGCCTTCAAGACCTTCAATAGCATACGGACGGGACGTCAGGTAAACCCCCTCTGCCCTCTCGACCTCGAACTGGTATGACGGCACCGCGCCGCCCGTCTCAGTCAGGTCGTGATTAACGCATACCATGTAAGCCGTGCCACGATGCGCGGGGATATCAATTCCGAAAACCATTTGCAATTCAGGGCAGGGCATTTGATCCCATGCGCCATAATACAAAACATGATTTTTCCAAAATGCCGCGTTATTACGATTCCCCCAGTGGGTGTTTCTGGAGTCATAAATCATTTTGTCGTTGCGCCATATCCGCCTAAAACGGGTTATCGGCCCCTCGCAAACCCCTATGGCGTAAGTGCGATAGACTCGCTGTTGAAACGTCACCTGCACATCGTCGCCAATATCTTGAAACGAAGGAATCCATTTCTTTTTGGGCGGCTGGCAGTAGATGAGGTTGCCGCCTATCGGTCTGACGCGACCCCACACGACGACCCTTGGCTGTCCTTCCTCCGCTGTCTGGCGTGACATATCGCCCAGACTGTTGTACTGAGGGTCGGGAGCACCCGTGCCAAACTTGCGATCCAGCCAGCCGGGTATGCCAAGCCCGCCCAAGTTCGTGAGCTTGTGAACCCAGCTATCACTGCCAAATACCTCAGCTGATAAGCTCACGGTCTAAAAACCATCAAAATTTTATCCCGCCATCTATCATCAATGCCATGCTCTGCGACCACGGAATGAGAGTGGCTATGGATGATCTGTAACCCGTACTTGCCATCGCTCAGAATGCCAGCGTGAGCAGGTTCGCGCTGCCTACTATCCCAGCACATAATCACCACGTCGCCCGGCACCGCATCATCAAACGGGATAGGATCGCCAAAATGATCCCTGAACTCTCGCTCTAGCCCGTCTTTCCACGGATTCCTGCCGTAGTCGATCCTGTCACGTATAGTCACGCCACCGGCACGCAAAGCCGCAACTACTAGCCCAGCACAGTCAACGCCGAATCTCGACCTCCCACGATGCCGCCACTTGACGCCAACGTAAGACCGCGCCTCTGCAATCGCTAAATCAGCCTGATATAGTTGAGCCATTAGGTGTCCCGAAACTTTGAGCTAGTGGCGTTCTCGATTCCATGCCGTCGGCAACCGGAATAAATGACTCGCCCTTGTAATTGATATAATTGTCGTATGCCTTGCACATGGTAGGCGTTTTGTCACAATCCCGCCTTATCTTGTACTCATCCCCTACCTCAATCGCAAACGGTACCGGCTCAAATAACGCCACCGTGCCGCTAATGTTACTATACGCCTCGACCTGATATAGCCGATTATTCGCCGCGTTGTTGCCTGTAATCCACTGAACACGGGCGGGGAACCCCATGTCCGACATAATGTTATCGTGGTCGGCAAATACCCGCATCGGGTCGTCAGCATCAACCGCCGTAACCGTACAATCGACCCACATCGCCGTTGCATCATACCCGCAACCAGTCTGAGCACTGGCTTCAGTGCCAAACGTAGCACGGCAGGTCAAGCTCCACACGCCACCAAGGGACTGGCGCAACCTCATAGCAAAGCTGATAAGCTCAGGCGTGTATACCTGATTGTTCTTAATGACAACCTGACCGACATCACCGGCGTCGATAATCATCGCCCCGTCGTCGACGTTAGCCCAATTTAAAAGGTATGCGGTCCATCGCGCATTGTCCAATTCTCCAGCCGCCGCCATCGCCAGCGTTATCCCCGGCACTATCTCATCGGCCAGCAACGACGCTGCCTCAGTGTTATCAACGGATAGACCGGCATTAGTTGAAACAGACGACGCGTTAAATCCGTTGGTAGCGTAGTAAGTAACGCCCAAATACTCAACGTCCCTATCTAGCGTTGTTAGTCCATAAATTCGCCCGTCTGCAAGCTGCAACCGTAACAGCCTGCATACAGTGGTGACTGGCTGCTGCAAATGATCAAGCAACAGCGCGGGGATCATCCTCACAGCCTGACCTCTACAATGTCGACGTCACCTGTCAGCATAAAACCGCCCGTAGCCCGACCAGCAGGATCGAAGTCTAGCCGGTCACTGTCAAACCTTACCGGCACGTCAAACTCACCCGACCAGGTAATAACCGCCCCAACAGTCGCAATAAACGAAACGATGCCAGTCGTGGTATCAACGGACGATCCTATCTCCACCCCATCGGCGTACAGCGTCACAGTATCAGCGACGGGCTTTGCAATAACTCGCTGCAAAGACAACGATCCGAACGTGTAATTCTTGACCAATTGCAACGTCTGAGCCGCGCCTGTAGCCGTGCCGATTGCCTCAGCTGTTGCAGTGTAGTCCGTCCAATCCTTGAACCTGAAAGGAATGGCTGAGCCAGCGCTCGCCATGTGTGCGCCCCTTACAACCGCGTGATCTGCGGGCTCAAGTGCTTGGAACAGCACAGAGTATTTCCCCATCGGCATCGTCCAGTCTATATTGCGCCGTTCGAATCCAGACTTCAGCGTTACTACCCTCGTCTTGAACTCCTGCCCAAACTGTGATCCGTAAGCCACGCAATCTAGCAGCCTTGTTTCATTAAACATTATCCAAACCTCGACTGTGCAATACGCTGCTTGCGTGATGTATCAATGGCGATCTGATTTGACGTCCGGCTATCAATAGCGCCCGTTGTGTTAATTGTCTGGTTGACTGTCATCGACTTGCTGCCAGTCCTCCCCGTTGATCCGCTATTCATACTGGTTTGCACCCGTTCAAGTGTAGCGTCAAGTTTTGCCGATGTGTTCGCTGTCGTGACACGCTCGCCCTTTTCAAGGTTCCACGTGCCGGATGAAGGCACCGACATGATCCCGTCATGCGCCTGACCCTTGATAGCGCTAACTTGACGCATACCAGCCGCCAACGCCGCTGCCGCCGCTATTGGTGCCATGATCCAGCCAAGAACCGGAATAGATGCCGCCGATGCCAGCGCTCCCGTGAATGCTGTGTAAGCGTTTATCGTAGCCTGGGCAATCGCCATCTTCTTGGCTCGCTCCTTGCCCTTCTTGCTGTCGGCCTCCATCATGCCGCTGAGGTCGCCCAGCAATGTACTGACGCCGGTTAGGGCAGCATTCCAGCGGGCAGACTCCAACTGGTGCATGGCGTCTTCATGTTGTTTTTTAAGCTCTAGCTCTTTGGCATCCCATTCTTCAGTGAGGTCTGACCTCTCCTGTCTGAACGTGTCTAGCATGCTCATCTGTGTGGCATACCACGACTGTAGCTCTTCCTCTTTTTCGTTGACTTTGAACACGTCTTCGAATGGGCCGGATGCAATCTCGCCAACCCCTGACATTTCTGGCATCTCATTGCCGCTGAATGCCGCATCGATGGCTTTCTTTTTCGTGTCCCCGCCGTTGGCATCGTTTACCGCTTCGATTGCGGCAAGCTGAGAAAGTAGAGTATCTGTCCTACGCTCCTCTTCGGTGCGCAGACCCTCGGCAATTTTTTGGTATTCTTCTGTAGCTTTTTTCTGAGCCTCAAGCCCGGCAACCGTATCAAGCAATGCCTCTGCCTGTGCTAGCTGCGACTCGCTCGCGCCCTGTACGCTGAGGTCGTAGATTTTCACCTCATCAGCCGACATGCCCCAGACTTTAGCGGCTCGCTCAAGCGCGGTAATCTCGCCATCTATCGCCTCTGCTGATTTCTGCGCCGCGTCTGCCGCTTTTTGTGCCGCTTTCTCGCGTGCCTCTGCCTCATCGTCAAAAGCCTCGCCGGTTTTTTTGGATTCTGATCTGGCTTTAACTGAAGCCTCGGCTGATTTTTCAGCAGCGACTTGAGCGTCATCCCAGAACTTTTTGAATTTTTCGCCAGCCATCGGCTCGTTAATAGCGTCACCAATACCCGCCGCTGCCTCTTTCAGCACCCCAATATCTAGGGCTAGTTTTTCGGTTACCTTAGCCAATGGGGCAGACATATCAATACCAGGTATGGCATCAATCAACTCCAAAACGGATTGAACAACGCCACCAATAGCCACCTGCATACTTTGCCATGCGACTATTGCGCCGTCAGCCGTGGCAGAAAAAACACGCCCAACCCCGTCAGCCGCATTCATCAAAAACGCAAGTGCATCGACGGCAGTGTCAACAGAGTCAGCAACAACATTGCCAAGGCCACCGGCATCCTCAGCAGCTTGCAAGAATAATTCAGACGCGGCTTGCAATGCTGGCGCAAGCTCAACCGTCAACTGCTTGGCTGCTCCAGACATGCCCATACTGAAAACGCCCATCGCGTCATTGGCGGCATCGACTTTACTTGCGTCAATGTCTGACAGATTAAGCCCGAACAATTCGACTTGTTTCGACGCCTCAGCAATCGCCGACGCGTCAAGCATTTTCATGGCGGACGCATTCTTCGCGCCATAAATTTCGGCAGCAACGGCGGCGCGCTCGGATGCCTGCACGTTCTGCTCCAGCGCGGTATTAATAGCGGCAATGCGCTCGTCCAGTGGCAACTCATACAACGCTTGCGCCGACAGGCCCAACCGCTCGAATGCAGCTACCTGAGCGTCAGACCCTTGGATAGCCTTGCCGATGTTGATCTGTAGCTTCTGGCTGGCTTTGATGATCTGCTCATAACCGACCCCAGCCAAGTCCCCAGCGCGTTCAAGGTTCGCAAGGCTGGTGTACGTGGTGTCAAGGCTATTCGCCACGTCCATTTGCTGCTCAATCAATTCGCGCTGGCTATTGACAATCAGCCCGATAGCGCCTACAGCGGCAGCGGCTCCAGCGGCAACGGCAAGCCCAGCCCCCTTAGCGTTGTCAGAAACTTTGTTTTTCCACTTTGTAGACTCGCGCTCTGCCTTGCTCAGACCAGCAGTAAATCCTGCGGTCTTAGCGACTAAATCCAACGTCAAAACGCCCAAACTTTTCGATGCCATATCAACTCCACTGCTTCATTGCATCTTCCAGCGTTATCACAGGCTCATCGCCATGCGGCATAAAATCCAGCGGCGTAAACCTTGTGCCGGGCTTGCTGTGCGCGTTCGCGTACATTGACGCCATCATAGCAATAGACTGCTCGACCCGCATACCTGTATGCAAGCTGCCCCGCTTGCTACGGTAACGAGCCCAAGCCAGATACTCTGGATAACTGATATTCTGTTGCGCCTCTGCAATTGTTCTGCCTCCGATGCCGCACAATACCAGTTCATGCCATAGCTCATCTAGCCCGCTTTCTGCTTTCCCGCGCCGTTTACCTCACCAATAACAGTGAGCAAAGCTAGCGTCAGATTGCCATCAAGCGCGCCGCGATCTGGGTCAGCATCGCCAGTAATATCGTCAACCGTAAAAACAGGCTTGCCATGCTCATCGCAAATACTGATCGCAATTCGGCCAGCAATGCCGTCGGTCTTGCCAGTGATGGATTTTAAATCCTGCACAGCAGACTGATATGACAGCGGACGGACATAAACCGTAGCAGTGTGTTCCTGATCGCCAATCTTCCACGTTATCTCACGCTCAACAGGTCGGCCAGTAAATGCACCGACCCGCGTGAGCGAGTCAATATCCAGCTTCATACTTTACCGATCCAAGACGAACCGCCCGAGCGCTGAATAGTGGCTTGAGTGGTAACAACCGTATTCGCCGCAAAGTCAAACGGGAAGTCTGACACGTAGCCCTCAAACACGAACCACGTCCGATCCGTTGGAAGCACAAAGTCGCCGTTGCTGTCAATGGTTGGCTCGCTAATGCCATCAGCCCAGCCGATAGCCCACTGTAGCATAGGCGACGGGTCGCTCTCGCTCAACTGGTGCAAGCGGACGTGTGACTCGTTAGCGGGGTCAGCATTCAGACCTAGCGTAGCCTGCCCAGGCGTACGCAAACCCGGCTTATAGCTGCGAGTGGTCGCAGATAAACAGGTATCTTCGATCTGGTCGGCAGGATTACCGCCGGGACTAAAAGTGGTTGCGCAATCAATCTCACGCACGCCAGCACCGCTACTATTAAGCGCCGGATCAATGAAGTAAATCTGTGTACCTTGTGTTAAAACAGACATGGCTGCCTCCCGTCGTGGTTAAAGTTACTGCCTCTTGACTATCCAGTCTACATCAAAACTAGACCTGTATTTCTTGGTTTCTGGATCGCGTACCTCGCCACGCCAGCCGGTAATATAAGCCACCGACTCAATGGCATCACGCAGCGATAATACAGCATTTCTAGCGTCATTTGCACTGTTCGCGTATACGTCTATTTGAATCGAATATCGGTCAACGTCTGGCACGTTTCCGAGGTAATTATCCGGCGACCCGCCTATGGTCTGCCATACCGCGTACGGCGCGGCGACGTTCTGCGGGGCCTCGCCAAACAGGAACAGTCGAACAGGGTTAGTGCCAAGCGCCGCCTGAACGTACTCGGATGCTGCGCACACTGCAAAAATAGGCGGATAGCTCATTTGCTGACCTTCTTAGCTGCACGCCGTAGCGCCCTGTCAAGTGCTTTATCATACTCTTTCACGAACGTGTCTACCACATCGCCGCCAGATGATTCCAGCGCAGGACGCATAAACGGATGCGCTGCCATTTTCTCGGTGCCAAACTCTACAAAACGCCAGTGGAACGTATCGCCGCCGGGGTTACCTTTCGCATTCTTGCCGGTCTTTA